GCTACCGAAACCTCTTATGGGAATCTCACCAAACTGAACAATTGGGCATCGTAGCCTAATTGTGCATGCTTTCCGTCCGTCGCTTCTCCAGGCGCATGGGACAACTCTGAAGGAGACCTTCATAGTGTCTAAACGCCATGTAGAGGAGCTGTTGCAGGTCTACAGGAATCTTTTCAAGGATTGCCTGTATGCCTACCCGACGCTTGAGCGTGAGCTAGACAGAGATCTAGTTCGGCTTGAGGGCCTCGTAGCCAACAGAGGCCTTCACGTTTTTGTGAAGGATCTCCCGGCAGCCGGAAAGCACTTCGATAAGTGCCTTTCGGCGGGTGAGTACACACCATGCGGGCTTCCCCTCACGGGGAGGTTTGCAGGGTGGACAGTAGTCCCGAAGTTCCTTCGGGGTCTCCTGTTACTCGTCTTCGAGGCCGACGGTCGCCTTAAGGCGGACGCCGATGTTCAAGCCGTCTTCTTCATACGCCAGTTTTACCTGTGCGCGAAGAAGGCGTGTTTGCCATCTTCGGCCGCAGCTGTCTACCGTACAACGGAAGACTTCATTGCGGTCGATCAGGAACTACCAGAACCTGAAGAGGTCTGGTCACTCCTGGCGCCAACAACTCGCGATTTTATAGAGTATACAGGATTCAGTGAATCCCCACTCTATAAGGAGCGGCTGTTAGCGAGGAATGAACAAGTTGGCAACTTCTTGTTCTTCCGTCGTCTACTACGATTGATGGATCAAGTATCCAATCGAATCGTAGCAGCCCTCGGGACTTATCATCCCGAGGACTGGTCCTTCAGGCACGGACCTGGCGCTGTGTCCGAGCGAGCGGGGATTGTTGACAAGTATTCTTGGCAACATTGGCCGCTTCGCCTGGAAAATGCGTACCCAATAGCTGATTATGGTTTCCATAATTTTGCTGCTTGGGCCGCAAGTGATCAATCATGGTCGGAGGAAGAACTTCCTTCTCGCCTGATTGCGGTCCCTAAGACCTACGAGAAACCGAGGCTCATCGCCGCGGAGCCCACTGCGAACCAGTGGTGCCAACAAAACATATGGCACTTCTTGGAGGCAGGGGTCACACGATCTTGGATATCGAGATTCATTCGCTTTCGCGATCAATCTCGTAACCAGATCATGTGTCTCGAAGGTTCAAGGACCGGAGACCTGGCCACAGTGGACTTGTCCGCTGCGTCAGATCGCGTCACTTGCCACATTGTAGGACAATACTTTAGGAGTAATCCTAAATTATTGTTACATCTACAAGCGTGTCGCACCCGTCGCATAAGGCAATCATACTTTGACAATTTGCCAGAGGAGATTACCTTGAGAAAATTCTCAACGATGGGCAGTGCCGTCACCTTCCCTGTCCAGTCGCTCATTTTTCT